GAGGAGATTACATTAGTCTTAATTTTCCAAATGGACTGTTATATTGCTGCCTGTCGGAGGCATATGGCTTTTTAAAAGGTCCAATAGATATGTTGACACTATACGAAAATAAGTATAAACAGGAAGTACAAAAGTTTGCTAACGAGCAAGTTGGTAGAAGACGAAGAGACGACTACACAGACGGAGCAGTTAGAATACCAATCAACTCAGCAAACCCGTAGGAGATTAATTATGGCAATAACATCGGCAATTTGTAACAGCTTTAAACAAGAGATTTTAGTTGGGACACACAATCTTACTGCATCAAGCGGTAATACTTTTAAAATAGCTTTGTACACAAGTTCTGCTTCACTAGGAGCAAGTACAACTGCGTATTCAACAACAAACGAAATTTCAAACACATCTGGGTCTGCGTATAGCGCAGGAGGGGCTACTTTAACAAGTGTGACTCCAACTTTAGATTCATCAACTGCAGTTTGTGATTTTGCAGATGTAAGTTTTACCAGCGCAACATTTACAGCGAACGGTGCTTTGATATATAATGATACACAATCAGATAAAGCTGTAGCAGTTATCGCTTTTGGTGGTGATAAAACTGTAACTAGTGGAACTTTTACAATTCAATTCCCAACAGCAGATGCATCCAACGCTATAATTAGAATAGCGTAAAGGGGTAACGCGGTATGTCCGTTACTAGAACTTTTACAGTAACGGTAGTTAGTACCGATTCAGGAAATAAATATTTCATTGATGGAGTACAGCAAGCTACAGTAAATTTAGCTGAAGGTTTTACATATAAATTTGATCAATCTGATTCATCAAACAGCAATCACCCATTAAGATTTTCAACAACAAGTGACGGAACGCATAATTCTGGTAGTGAGTATACAACTGGTGTAACTACAAGTGGAACACCCGGTTCATCAGGCGCTTATACACAAATCACAGTAGCTGCTTCGGCACCAACATTATATTATTATTGCACAAACCACTCGGGTATGGGTGGTCAAGCAAATACTGTAGACTCAGACACTTGGGGTGTTTTACCTTGGAACCAAAATAGTTGGGGACAACAAGATGCAATTAATGTTTCAGTTACGGGAGTATCTGCTAGTTCATCTATTGGATCTGTATCTGTATCAACAGAAATAAATGCTGGTTGGGGTAGATTACCATGGAATGAAAATGCTTGGGGTATTGCTGGTGACGTATTATTAGATGGTCAACAAGCAACAGCAAGTGTAGGATCAATATCTCCTGCAGATGTAATGGGATTAACAGGTGTTTCTTCAACAACAAGTGTTGGATCACCAACAATTTTAGGAGATGTAACAGTATCATTAACAGGTGTGTCCGCAACAACTTCCGTGGGATCAGTCACTGTTGCAGATGTAATGAGATTAACAGGAGTTTCTGCAACATCTTCTGTAGGATCAATTTCTCCTGCGGATGTGATGGGAGTAACAGGAGTTTCTGCAACAACGTCGATTGGAACTCTTTCTATAAATAGTAATCCAACCGTAAATGTATCTGGAGTATCAGCTACATCTTCAGTGGGTTCTTTAACTGTTACGGATGTTATAGGACTAACTGGTGTATCAGCTACATCTGCCGTAGGTTCTTTAACCCCTGCAGATGTTATGGGATTAACTGGTGTTTCAGCAACAGCTTCGGTTGCTGGTTTTGGCACTGCTACTGGTTTTGGTATTCAAGCATATCAGGCTATTGACACCGGTTCTAATACAAGTTATACAGACGTAGCAGCGTAATAGGAGATAAAAATTATGGCATCAACTTATACACCCCTAGGGATAGAACTTCAGGCAACTGGTGAAAATGCCGGTACATGGGGAACAAAAACTAATACTAATTTACAAATTATAGAACAAATTTCAGGTGGATTTACTCAACAATCAATAGCAGGTGGTGCACAGACTACAACTTTATCTGTTTCTGATGGATCAACTGGAGCAGTTTTATCTCACAGAATGATTGAGTTTACAGGTACAATTACAGGAAATCAAGTTGTAACCATACCTTTAGATGTTCAAACTTTTTATATTTTAAGAAATTCAACATCAGGTTCTTACACTGTACAATTTAAATATGTTTCTGGTTCAGGAGACTCGTTTACTTTTTCTGCTACAGATAAAGGTGATCAACTAATATTTGCATCAGCAAATGATGGAACAAACCCTGATATTATTACACTAGCTTTTGGAGATGGTGATGTCACAACGACTGGAACACAGACATTAACAAATAAAACTTTAACATCTCCAAAAATAGGCACATCAATTTTAGACACAAATGGCAATGAATTATTTCTATTGACTGCTACAAGTTCAGCTGTTAATGAGTTAACATTTGCTAACGCAGCCACTGGAAATGCACCTGCCTTTACGGCATCTGGAGGAGATAGTAATATAAACATTAATTTAGTGCCAAAAGGAACTGGTGTAGTTCAACAAAATGGTGCAACATTAGCAACAATGGGAAAAGCTATTGCAATGGCACTAGTTTTCGGTTAAAAGGAAGAATAGGAGTTAAAATATGGCAGCACCAAATTTAGTAAACGTAGCAACGATAACAGCGAAATCTGTTCAAGCAGCATTAAGCACGACTTTAACAACTGAAATATTAGCAAACGCTTCCTCTTCAGGAAAAGTTTTTAAAATTAATAACATCATCATAGCTAATATTGATGGTACAAACGCAGCTGATGCATCTGTATTTATAACAAAATCAGGTGGATCACCAATTGCAATCGCTTCAACTATTTCAGTTCCAGCTGATGCAACATTAGTTGTGATAAATAAAGATACAGCTTTATATTTAGAAGAAGGCGATAACATAGAAGCAGGAGCAGGTGCAGCTAGTGATTTGACTATCACTATTAACTACGAAGAATTAAGTTAATAAGGAGTAATTAAGGATGGCTCACTTTGCAGAAATAAGATCAGAGGACAACAGAGTACTAAGAGTTGTAGTTATTAATAACGACGACGTTGCTAATAACGGTGGTGATTATAGTTCTGAAGCTGAAACTTGGGTCGCTAATAATACTCCAAACGATGAAACATTAGGATTAGATCCTTATCCGACAACATATTGGAAACAAACTTCTTACAATACTAGAGGCGGTGTTCACTACCAAGAAGACGGAAGTGAATCAGCCGATCAATCAAAAGCTAAAAGACTTAATTATGCAGGTAGACATTCAGTCTATGATGTTGAGGGTGATTATTTTTATAATATGAAACCTTATGAGTCTTGGACATGGAATAGTGAAATTAAAGATTGGCGAGCACCAGTTGAGATGCCAACAGATAGAATCGTTAAATGGAATGAAACCGATCAACAATGGGAGGACTTTTAATTATGTCAAACGGTGGAGTTATAGGACCAGCAAACAATCCTCAAAATATTACAGTATCAGCGCCAGGTAGTGCTGTTACATTTACTTCTGGCGGAACTTTTAATCCTTTTTCAGCACCAGCTGCCGCAAATGATTTTAGAACAGCAGACGTTTTAGTTCTTGCTGGCGGCCGTGGCGGAGGAACGCAAGGAGGTGGCGGAGGAGCAGGATTCTATCAATACTCTCCTGCAGCATCAATCCCTGGATCACCTGCACCGGTTAGTATTGGTGGAGGAGGACAAGGAGCTCCTGGACCAGGAGATCCAGCAGCGGACAATGGAGCAGCTAGTAGCGCCGGTTTCTCATCACCAGTTGCAGCGCCAACTGGAACTTTCCCACCTTACCAATCAGATGGTACAGGAACTTACGGTGGTATTGGACCAAGTGGCCCAGTACCTAGTACACTTTCTGGCGGTGGCGGAGCAGGTGCAGATGCTACTCACTCACCGGCAGGGCGAGGTGGACAAGGAAAACAATCTTCACCAGTTGATGGATCAACTTACCGAGGCGGTGGCGGAGGTGGTTGCGGCTTTCCCGGCCAACCAGCGGGCCCTGGTAGAGATGGTGGCGGAAGTGGAACAAATTCACTTGGTGGATCAGGAAGTTCTGCATCGGCAAATTATGGAGCTGGAGGCGGCGGAGGCGGCCTTGGCTATGGACCAGGTGGAAACGGCTCATCAGGATATGTTGCTATATTAGAAAAAGATATCTCTGTTAAAAGTGCTTCAGGAGTATGGCAAATAACTGAACAATTTGATGCTCAAAAAGCAGGAGATTGGCCAACTACTTAATATTTTGTGAGCTTTCAAGTTATTGAAAATTTTTTACCTCAAGATATAGCTGATTTCATAGAAAAAGAAATGGTTTGTGATACCTTTCCTTGGTATTATTCTGATACAGTAAACACTCCAGAGGACGATGATAAATTTTTCTTTTCTCATTCTATAATTTATGAAGGTGAATTAAACTCTAGATTTTATGACAGCATAGCTCTTCCAATAGTAAGCAAACTACGGGCAAGTAAAATATTTAGAGTTAAATGTAATCTATACCCTAGACAAAATAAAAGTGATAAAAAAGGGTTTCATACCGATATGAAAGAAGAACATAAAGTTTTATTGTATTATGTAAACACTAATGATGGGTTTACTTTATTCGAAAACGGTGATAAAGTGCCTTCAATTAAAAATACTGCTTTATTATTTAATGGTAATTTAAAACATATGGCAGTATTACAGACAGACAAAAAAGCAAGAATAAATATAAATATTAATTACATATGAGACTAATTCAACCTTTTCAATACATAGTTGGAGTAACAAGTTTAGAAGATGTTGATTGTGATCAATTTAATAAATTTGCAAAAGAAATATTTGAAAAAAACCCTTCTGTTATTAGTAGTAACTCTGGGGGTTATCAAAGTCCTGATTTATTAAGTATACCTCAAATACAAGAACTATCAGAAAGGTTGCAAAAAGCTATAAGATCCTACACTGGGTATTTTCAATTTAAAAATAAACTTAAAGTAACTAATTTATGGTTAAATGTGAACAGCACAAAAGATAGTAATGTTTTACACGATCACCCACAATGTAAACTATCTGGTGTATTCTATACAAACGCCCCTGAAAATTGTGGAGATTTAATTTTTTCAAACCCTTCTGAAACTCAACATTTTTTTAAAGATGAAGATTTAATAGAATTCAATGACTTTAATTGTGGTAAACATACAATAAAACCCGCTAATAAAATGGTGGTTATTTTTCCCTCTTATTTAAAACATGAAGTAGGACCAAATTTAAATAAAAATAAAAGAATATCTTTCTCTTTTAATTTAAATTAATGAATATCTTATCGATATACGCTTCACATGATGGATCTGTAACATACGTAAAAAACAATGAAATCGTATTTCATACACAAATAGATCGATATAATCGTTTTAAACATTACTCTTTTCCAGTTAAAAATTTAATTCAAGAATTAGAAAAATTAGAAATAGATAAAATAATTATATCTCACTCTCATCATAATGCGATGGGTATGTGGGATGATTTAATTAATAATAGTAACAAGTTAAAAAACATAGAGATTCACTACTATGGTGAAGAACATCATCATTTATTTCATGCTTATTGTGCTTTAACTTGGAATAAAAATATAAAAAATATTTTAGTTTGTGATGGAACAGGATCTAAATATAAAGAAATAATAGAAAGAGAAAGTCTGTTTAACTTTGGTAAAAGAATAAAAACAGAATCAAATAAAATAGGTCTTGCCTATGAACATTTTACGGGATGTTTTTTTGAACATCCATTAGAATGTGGAAAAACTATGGCATGGAGTTTACATGACAGCAGACCAAAAGTAATACAACTTAAGTTTGAGCACGATATGAATCTGTTAATTAACAAATGGAATATAACAGAGTCAGTTTTGTTTACGGGAGGTTGTGCTCAAAACGTTTTGTATAATTCAAAACTAATACCTAAGTTTGATACAGTATTTTGTGATCCATTTAATGGAGACTTTGGATTAAGTTTAGGAGCAGCTAATTATTTTTTAGATAATAAAATAATAAACAAAGAAATATATTTGGGAATACCGCAAGAAATAGATACAAGTGTTTTTTTAAAATACAAAATTATAGATGCAGGTCCAGACGAAATATCAAAAATTTTATTAGAAGAACCTGTAGCCATATTTCAATCTAGAAGCGAACAAGGGCAAAGAGGTTTGGGTAATCGATCTTTGCTTATGAGTCCTCTACACAAACAAGCTCACGATAAATTAAACGAGATAAAAAAAAGAGAGTGGTTTAGACCTTTTGCTTGTTCTATACTAGAAGAAAAAGCAGATGAATGGTTTGATATGACAATAAAAAACTCTCCACATATGATGTATGTTTTTAACTTAAAAAAACAAAAAGAAGGTATTTTAAAAGCAGGTTTGGCGATAGACAAAAAGTCTAGAATACAAACGGTTGCAAAACAAGATAACTTGTATTACTATAATTTATTAAAATCGTTTGAAAAACTAACAAACATTCCAGTTTTATTAAACACCAGTTTAAATTTACCTGGGGAAGTTTTGGTAGAAACAATAGAAGATATGAAAGAATTTTTTATAAAAAGCAATTTAAACTATATTTATTTTCCAGAGGTAAATAAATTAATAAAGAAATGAATTTAAAATATTTTTATTATTGTTATCCTAATGGAGTTCCCGATCATATCTGTGATGAGATTATAAAATTTGCAAAAAGCAAAGATGACACTGTAGCTAGAACAGGTTGGCAAGGAGACACCAAAAAAAAATTAAAAGATTTTACTGAAAAAGAAATAAAAGATTTAAAAGCTTTAAGAAACTCAAACATAGTTTGGTTAAACGAAACTTGGATTTATAGACACGTTCAACCTTTTGTTCACATGGCAAACGTTGAAGCAGAGTGGAACTATGATTGGGATTGGTCTGAAGAAATACAATTTACAAAATATAAAGAGGGTCAGTTTTATGATTGGCATATGGATTCTTTTGATAGGCCATATAATAAACCTAACGAACAAAATAGTCACGGTAAGATAAGAAAACTTTCAGTAACGGTGCAACTATCTAACGGAGACGACTACGAAGGAGGAGAATTAGAATTTCAGCCTAGACTATCTGATAAATCTCCTTTAGAAACATTTATACCTGAAAAATCTTTTGAAAAAGGAACTGTGATTGTTTTTCCATCTCACATACATCATAGGGTACGACCTGTTACAAAAGGAGTTAGGTATTCTTTAGTG